TCCATCGGCTTCGAGTTCACCGAGGAGGACAAGGCCGTCCTGCAGGACCACCTCATCGCGGCCCGCCAGATGGTCCTGGGTGGTGACGATGAGTGACCAGCCCAATGCAGGGGCCTTCGTGGACGATGCGTTTGCGTCGATCATGGGTACGTTGGCTCCGGACGAGGCGCCTGACGCATCGGGTGCGCCGGCTGCGGAAGCAGGTGCAGCGGCAGACCAGGGTGCTGGAGCTGCAGCTGGAGATGCTGCGGCTGCTGGAGCAGCTGGAGCACCCGCTGCAGCTGGTGCCGGCGGAGCTCCTGCCGACAGAACCGACGCCGCCGCTGCCGGAGACGCTGGATCCGCCGGAGCCGCTGACGCCGGAGGAGCTGGCGGAGATGCGGGAGTGGGCGCAGAAGGACCCGCTGGAGGAGATCAGGCACCGGCTGGCACCGTCGACTACTCCGTCGTCGCCACCCAGCTGGGCGGACTGAGCCAGAAGTTCGAGGAGACCACCCAGGCCGCGTTCCAGGGCCAGGCGCTCGAGGAGGTCCAGAAGGAGTTCGGGCCCTACTTCGACCAGCTGCGCCAGCACCCGCGGATGCTGGTCGGCACGCAGGTGCCGGCGCTCAACGGCAAGGAGGGCGAGATGGAAACCCTCCGTGACGCCGCCGACGCCCGCGAGTGGCAGGAGGCGGTCAAGGTCCTGCTCACCGAGGAGGTCCGCGAGCGCACCACCGTGGCGTTGGAGGACAACAAGGGCATCCTCGACACGGTGCACGCCAGCATCGAGCTCTTCACCAGCAACAAGGACCTCGTGCCTGGCACCCGTCAGTTCGACCGGGCCCTGGCCGATCGCTTCGCGGCGCTGGCCAAGCCCTACGAGCTGCGCGTCGACGGCAAGCTGCACGGCTTCACCATCCCGGTGCAGCCGCTCATCGACTCTGTGCGGGCCTCTCTGGCCGCAGAGCGTGCTGCCGCCCGCCCAGCGGCTGGCAGCCCGGCAGCGGCCGCGCCAGCCCGCACCACGGGCAGGCCAGCCGATCCGCCCCAGGCGGGCATCGGTGCCAAGGCAGGGTCCGCCAGTGACGGAGCGGAGGACTTCTCCACCCTGTTCGGTACCTTGGGACTACCCAACCTTCGGATCTGAGGAGATCACCATGGCACGCAGCAACACACCCCCGTCCAGTCTCGAGAGCGTCAACGAGATCTACAAGGCCCGCGCCGGCAACCTCGAGGCCGCCGACGACAAGGACCGCGAGGCCGCCGAGGAGGCCAAGGCCACCGAGGAGGTCCACTCCGAGCTCCCGGAGGAGCTGCAGTTCGGCGGGACCGAGGACGAGGTCGTCGACGAGGACGAGGTCGTCGACGAGGACGAGGTCGTCGACGAGGACGAGGTCGAGCAGAGCTGATACAGCTCCACTCCTGATACACTCTTAGCATGGAAGAGTGGAAGGCAGTACCAGGGCAGGAGCGGTATCTCGTCTCGAGCGAAGGGAGGGTGGCGAAGCTGATGAAGGTGAACCCACCCTCCCAGCGCTACGTCCGCATTAATGTGCGCGACGTAGCGGGCAGGATCAAGTGCTGCCTCGCCCATGTGTGGGTGCTCGAGGCCTTCCGCGGCCCGCGGCCGCCCGGGTTGCTGGCGCGTCATCTCAACGATGTGCCCACGGACAATCGACTAGAGAACCTCGAGTGGGGGACTCCGAGCGAGAACCAGCAGGATGCAGTCGTCAACGGTGGGCGCAAGCTCAAGACTCACTGCCCAGAGGGTCATGAGATCGTCGGCCCCAACCTGCAGGTCAAGGGCCGACGCTGCAAGGCGTGCAACCAGGAGCGAGCCAACGCCCAGTGGCACGGCCGGGAGTTCTCACCCGAACGCGCTCAGGAGCGATACGAGAGCCTTATCAATGGCTAGGTTTCCTGTCCACTACCAGCCGCGCCCATACCAAAAAGAACTGCATGCGATGTGGCGAAATAAGCGGTACGGCCTCGCCGTGCTGCCTCGGCAGTCGGGCAAGGACGTGGCCGCGTCCATGGAGCAGTGTGACGCCAGGCTTCGCACGCCGAAGACCACCGGCGTGTACATCAGCCTGAGCAACCCGATGATCCGGGACATCCTGTGGGACAAGACCTACATCGACCCGAACACCGGTGACTTCATCCGCGGCCTGCAGGACAACGTCCCGCCGGAGTACGTGGACTGGAAGGACACGGTCATGGAGGGCCGGTTCTCCAACAGCAGCCGGCTCAAGCTGCAGGGGTATTTCCAGTCCGGCCAGGACAGCTCCGGTGTCGGCACGTCCTTCCAGGACTACACGATCACCGAGCTGGCCCTGTTCATCCGGGAGGACCCGATCCCCCGGCTCATCCCGATCCTCGAGAACCGGGCTGAGAACAAGCGCCTGATGGTGGTGTCCACCCCACGTGGCCGCCGACGCAACCCGCTGTGGCAGCTGATGGAGTCGCTCGAGGGCAACCCCGAGGCGCAGACCATCATCCGCACGATCGACGACCTGAACGCCATCATGCGGCGCGAAGGACTGGACCCGGTCCTGACGCAGGCTGAGCTCGAGCGGATCGAGAACAACTACCTCAAGCGCTTCGGCAACACTCGCATGTTCGAGCAGGAGTACCACTGCTCGTTCGAGGAGATGGACGCTGCCGCCGTGTACGGCGAGGCGCTCATGAAGATGATCGCGGAGAAGCGCATCGCGGACTTCAACCCGTTCCTGGGCAAGCCGGTCTTCGTGATGTTCGACATCGGTGCGAGCGGAATCCACTCCGACGCCACCAGCTGGATCGCCTTCCAGTGGTTCAACGAAAAACTTTTCCTGTTGGACAGCGGGGAGGGGCATGGCAAGGCGGTGCCCGAGTACGTCGACGTGCTCCGGACGAAGCCGTGGTTCCCCCAGCTCGCGCGGATCATCCTCCCCTGGGACGCGGAGCACCACGAGAAGGCCGTGAACACCACGCCGGCCGACATGATGCGCGAGAAGTTCCCGCACATCTCCGTGCTGGCCAAGAGCTCGAAGGTGTGGAAGCTGCCGAACTCCCGGCAGGGTGACTACGACCTGGTCACCGACATCCAGCAGACACGCCTGGCGCTGTACAACACCTACATCCACGAGACCAACAACGAGTGGCTGGTGGAGTGCCTCGAGCAGTACAAGTACGAGTTCGACAAGAAGCGCCAGGAGTGGACCAGCAAGCCACTGCACGACAAGTACTCGCACATGATGGACGCGCTGCGCTACATCGTGCAGGCCACGAAGGAGCTGGACTTCTTCGGGGGCCAGTTCTTCGACGACAAGGACACACGCAAGGCAGAGAGCCAGTCCTACACCGAGGACTGGTCCGGCGTCTGGAGGGCATCATGAGGAAGTTCCGCAAGAAGCCCGTAGTCATCGAGGCTGTCCAGTTCACGCCGCTCACCATCGAAGCGTGCGAGGAGTTCGTCGGCGGAGACATGGGCAACACGCCTGACGGTACCGTCATCGCCACCCTTGAAGGGGCGATGCACGTCAGCGTTGGCGACTGGATCATCAAGGGCGTCCAGGGCGAGTTCTACCCCTGCAAGCCCGACATCTTCGAGGCCACCTACGAAGAAGTGGTGGGCTGATGCAGAAGCGAACGGTGCGTGAGGCGCTCCAGCACGTGGCCGACTACCCGCGGCCCGTCAGCGACGACATGACCACGATGCACACCGGGGAGCTGATCGCTCGCACCCTGTACGACATCGCCAACAAGCCGGACGCCAACGTGCGAGGCTCGATGGCCCGGGCCAACAAGGCCCGCCGGCTCATCATGAACTACCTGGCCGGCCGGCGACGGGTGGGCACCAAGCCTCACCAGAAGCAGGTCGTCACCCTGAAGATGAACGACCTCACCGGAGGAGAGATCAGTGGCGACCGAGCTTGAGCACAGCGAGCTGCGCTTCCGCAACACCATCCCCGACGCTCACCGCAAGAGCATCGACACCCGGATCGTGTGGCTGTGGAACCAGCGGTTCGGCACGGTGCAGCAGGTGTGGCAGAACAGCAAGGACATGCTCGACCACACCGCGGCCACGCTCATCCTGCAGGCGGTGTTCGCCAAGGACCTCGAGTCCATCACCCAGGTGTTCCAGCGCCTCGAGGGCGGGGCACTCGTCGACTCCGAGATCGACGAGCAGGTCATCCGTGTCTGACCCGGGCCCGCTTCAGCCGGCGCACACGGGGCACGGTGCGGCACATGAAGCACATGCAGCCGAAGGGGTGGGAAGCTGCCTCCTCGTCGGGACGAGTCCACGGGAGTGCACGCTCTTCGTCCGGCAGTACGTCGAGCGGGTAGTACCAGTTGCCTGCGAACCGGACAGCCCCGCGCTCTGCTGCATCGATTGGCTTGCGCCTGGCGTAGACCCGCTCGTCGTCTGAGAGTGGCTTGTAGCGCCAGCCCTTGGCGTAGACACGGGTGCCGTCGGGCTCGGTGCGGTACGTCACAGGACGGCCCCCCACCAGTCCCACCAGCCGATCGTGGGCCTCATCATGCCTCCAGGGACTTGGTGCTCCACTCGTGGAAGAGCGTGAGCGTCATCGGGCGGTGGCGGGTGATGTACCAGCCGGGCGGGACACGGTAGGCCTTGGGCACCTTGCGGCCCAGGATGTACGTCATGTACGGCTTGCCGAAGTAGTGGGCCAGCACCTTGTTGATGTTGCGCAGGTGGCTGGCGGCCGACCCTCCGCGGGCGTAGAGCTCGGTGATGTTGATGCCGGTGGCCCACTCGTAGACCATGGCGGCGCTGACACGGTGGCCATGGGCAGGGTTGAGCCGGCGCAGGAACTTGCGCGTCTCCCGCTCCCACTGCACCAGGTTGGGGTTCTCCCTCACCAGGTACTTGTCCTTGGTCTCAGGCAGCTTCGCTCTCTCATCATCCGACAGGATCAGGTGGTCGAGCTCGCTTCTTACCTTACGAGTCGCCGCGCGTGAGTCTCCGCTCACGCGCGGCTGGCTGTCCTTGTTGAACCTTGCTTGAAGAAACCTTTCAATCTCCTGCTGAGCCTCTCGTGGGCTCAGCTTCCCTTCCTTCTTGACGAAGGGCGTGGGCGCGGATGTGGTCACGCCCAAGAATCTAGCAGAAAAAAATAAAAACTATGGCCGCCACCCCCAGAAGGGGGTGACGGCCACAGCTCTCACACGCCGTACTTGTCGATGTTGCTCACGAGCTTGGCGGCCTCGGCGTCGTCGAGCCCGAGCTGCACTGCGCGGTTGTAGACCTGCTCGGACCAGCCGGTGATGCCGGCCACCTTCATCTCCGCGCCGATGGCGAAGAGCGTGTTGTTGCGCTTGCCGGCCGCGATCGGGCCGTCGAGCTTGGACTGGATCGTGCTCTGGATCATGAGGAACTCCATCTGGTCGTCTGGATCGGTGGACTGTCGCAGCCTGGTGATGTGCTCCGTCCGGGCCACCTGGTCGTCCCGAGTCTGCTCGAGGTCGATCAGGATGGCGTCCGGCAGGGGAGCCGGGATGAGCGCGTTCCACCGCTGCAACGGGTAGTGGTACACGCAGCCAACGGCCCGGATGTCGATCCCGGTACGCCAGCCGATTCGGTCTCGGAGTCGGTCGAACCCGAAGGTGGGGTTCCACGTGTCGTCGACCAGGTAGAACAGGTGGTACCCGTTCCCGGACTTGCTCGTCTCTGCCATGGTGAGTGGCAGGTTGAGCGCGGCGGCACTCTCGATGCCGCCGTTCTTGCCGTCGATGTCGATGCAGATCATGGACACCGATCGCATCACGAGAGCGAACGGAGTCTGGTGCCTGTCGAAGACGGCCTGTGCCCGCCGCACGTGGAAGCCACGCTTGCGGTACTTGCCGATGAAGGACGCTCCACCCCAGCCAGGGGCGGTGCTGCCGTCGTCGTAGACCTGCACGTACGCCGGACCCAACGGGCCGGCGTAGCTGTCCAGGTCAACTGGTGGAAGCAGGCTCGGCTCCGTGTAGGAGCTCTGCTTCGTCCACCACGGTGGTGCTACTGCCAGAGGCGTGGTCATGCGCCTCCTCCTCTCCTCGGAGATATTCGATGAACTGGTCCAGCTGTTGCCGGAACCCGGTGATGACACGGACCTTGCGGACCCTGCCGTTGATGCGCTTGCTCTTGCGGTCGGTGGTGAACAAGGGGACGAGCATCTGCTCGACGTCCTTGTCCGCCCACACGTTGATGTCTCCCATCTCGACCAGTCGCCACTGCTTGAACTTGGCGACCACATCGGGGATCAGCTCCCCGATCAGGCCCTCCACACCCAGCGCGTCGTCTTCGTCGAACCAGTCGATGAACTGCAACGGCATGCTGTTGGTGTGCATCTGCTCCAGCTGGAGCATGGTCGAGCTCTGCGTCGGACGCAGCTTGGTGTGCACCTCACGCTGCTGGACGTAGTGATCCAGCAGCAGGGACAGGAACGCACCGAGCGTGGCCGGCGACAGCATGTGGTGCTCGAAGCCGTAGTCCAGCTCGTACGTCCTGGTGAACTGGTAGCGCACCAGGCGCTTCTGCAAGGCCAGGGACTTGTCCCCGGTCTTCGGCTCCCGGTTGAGACCCTCGATGAACAGGGCGTTGGACTGCACCGGTGTGACCAGGCTGCTGTAGAGACGCCGGATCGGCGTCGTCTCCCCAGCGATGAGCGACTTCTCCGGGCCCGAGTCCTTCAGGTAGGACGCCGGCCCGTCGAAGACGATGTTGGCGAGCCTGCCCTGCAGGTCCAGGCACGTGCTCTTGCTGGCCGACATGTCCTGCCTGGTGACGTGCGAGATGTTGTGCTCGCCCAGCAACGACAGGATCATCTTCATCAGCACCGACTTGCCGTTGCGCCCCTCACCGATGAGGAGCACGTACTTCACCGCGGACCAGTGCGGCGCCAGAGCTGTTGCGATGTGAGCCAGCAGCGAGACGGCGTTCTCCTCGCTGTCGTCCAGCCACTCGGTCATGGTGGCAAGGACACCTGCCTTCGCGTCCGGGTCATCGTTCACTGGGGTGGCGATGAAGTGCGGACAGAAGTCGTGCGTCGGGGGGTGCAGCGCACCGTCGGCGCGCAGCTCGGCCAGCTTCCCGTCCTTCACCAGCAGCACCGTTCCCGGTGTGCCAGTGGCGTACTGGGC